GCGCTCAGGTCGTATTGAGGATATGAAATTTGATAACATCACCAATAGGATCAAGAATCTAACGTATGGACTCTCAGAAAATTGCGATTCTTCTAAAGTCGCCCAGCAGGTTGCATCTTCACTTTACGATGGTATTACCGTTCAGGAGATAGACACACTTTCAGCTGAAATATGTGTCGGTATGATTACGGTAGATCCAGATTATGAAATTCTTGCAACTCGTATTACTGCAAGTAATATTCAGAAGGTGTGCCCAAACAACTTTCATAATGCCATGAAAAAATTGGCAAAGGCTGGTATCGTCACAGAAGAAGTTGCCCGTGTTGCTGGTCGTGTAAGAGATGATATTGACACAAAGCGAGACTATGACTTTGGTTATTTCGGTCTCAAAACTCTTGAAAAAAGTTATCTCCAACGCCTTGATGGTGTGCTGATGGAAACGCCACAGTACATGTTCATGCGTGTCGCTATTGGCATTCACGGGGAGGATATTCCATCCGTTTTGGAAACTTATGATAAGATGTCCAAAGGCTTTTTCATTCATGCAACGCCAACTCTCTTCAATGCGGGTACACCACGACCACAAATGTCTAGTTGCTTTCTTATCGCAAACAAGGAAGATTCTATTAACGGCATTTATGGTACCCTGACTGAATGTGCCCAAATTTCAAAATGGGCGGGTGGTATTGGTATGCACATCCATGATGTAAGAGCAAATAAGTCTCGTATTAGAGGCACAAATGGTCAATCAGATGGTATTATTCCTATGCTTCGCGTATTTAACGCCACAGCACGCTATGTAAATCAAGCTGGTCGCCGTAAGGGGTCTATTGCAGTTTACTTGGAACCATGGCACGCAGATATCATGGAGTTCCTTGAGTTGCGTCTCAACCAGGGTGATGAAGAAGCGCGATGTCGCGATCTCTTCTCTGCTCTTTGGATTCCAGATCTTTTCATGAAGCGAGTTGAGGAAGGTGGTAACTGGTCTCTCTTCTGCCCAGATAAGGCGCCAGGTCTTTCCGATGCTGTGGGTGAAGAATTTGAAGCCCTCTATACAAAGTATGAAGAGGAGGGTCGCGCAAACGCAACTGTGCCAGCTGCTGATGTTTGGAAGGCTATTCTCAAGTCTCAAACCGAGACTGGTACGCCATATATGCTCTACAAGGATGCGTGTAATCAAAAGAGTAATCAGAAGAACTTGGGTGTGATTAAAAGTTCCAATCTTTGTACCGAAATTTTAGAATATACTGATAAGGATGAGACAGCTGTTTGCAATTTGGCGTCGATCGCCCTTCCAAAATACGTCGATGAAGAGACTCGCACGTTTGATTATCAAAAACTTCATGAAGTCACAAAGACTGTCACCAAAAATTTGAACCGAGTCATTGATCGTAATTTTTATCCCGTTGAGACTGCCCGAAAGTCTAATATGAGACACCGCCCAATTGGTCTCGGTGTTCAAGGTCTCGCGGATGTATTTATTTTACATAGAGTTGCATTTGATTCTGATGAAGCAAAGGAAATCAATGCACGTATATTTGAGACGATGTATCACGCCGCACTTGAGGCAAGTTCGGAATTGGCAGAAGTTGATGGGTCGTATGAAACCTTTGAGGGTTCTCCAGCTTCACAAGGGATACTTCAATTTGATATGTGGGAGGGGGAAACCAAGCTTCACTACGATTGGGATGCTCTCAAGGAACGCATCAAGGAGAAGGGTCTTCGTAATAGTCTCCTCATGGCTCCAATGCCAACAGCGTCTACCGCCCAAATTTTGGGTAACAATGAATGCTTTGAACCCTACACAACCAATATCTACTTGCGAAGAACTCTTGCTGGAGAGTTTGTTGTCGTAAACAAACACCTTGTGGATGATCTCAAGAAAATTGGTCTCTGGTCCAAGGAAATGAAGGATCTTATGGTGAAGGCGGGTGGCTCTATTCAAAGTATTGTAGATATTCCAGATGATATTAAGAAACTCTATCGTACAGTATGGGAAATCAAAATGAAGGATGTCATTGATATGGCTGCAGATCGTGGTCGCTTCATTGATCAAAGTCAAAGTATGAACCTCTTCATGGAATCTCCAACAATGTCCAAACTCTCATCTATGCACATGTACAGTTGGAAGAAAGGACTGAAAACGGGGATGTACTATCTCCGATCTAAGGCAAAGGCGCGCCCAATTCAGTTCAGCCTTGAACCAGAGTGTGTGGCATGTTCAGCTTAAAGTTTTAATTGGATAATCAATTAGCATAATGTCTAAAATCAACGACGCTATTGAAAATTTAGAAATTGCCGAGTTTAACAATCGAAAGATTGTTCTTTCCACTAAAGACGGTACACCAATGAGAATCCAATTCCCACGGTTATACATGCCTTTTGGTGTCTCGGGTTTCACACCAGAAGTTGGACCAACTAAATACAATGTAGATTTGGCTCTCAAGGGTCACGACGAAGAAGGAAGTTATATTAAAAAGTTCTATGAATCCTTGAAACAAATTGAAAATAAAATCATTGATGCTGTTGTTGAACAAAGTGAAAAGATCTTTGATAAGAAGATGACGAGGGATGAAATCCAACCAATGTTCAATTCAAATATCAAGGAAAGTCCCGATCGCGAGCCAAAGTTTCGTGTAAAGGTTGATACCGATCACAATAGTATGATCAAAGCGGCTGTCTACGACGCAGATAAAAATCCAATCAAGACGGAAGTTTCAAATGGTCTCTATGCAAGAAATAGTGGACATACTATTGTTGAACTCAATAGCGTGTATTTCTTGAACAGAAAGTTCGGGTGTACTTGGAAACTCCATCAATTGGTTGTATATGAACCACAAAACCTAAAGGGATTTCAATTCCAGATTTAACTGTTTTTATTCAAAAGTAGAAGGTGGTATATGATTTGTGCCTCCTTAAGAAGTTTACCCTGAATTTTGGTAAAGCTCTTAGGGTCCAAACCTAACTTGATCTTAGCCAACTTAACGGACTCGTCCCACTTTGCGAGAGTCATTCTTATAGTATTACATCATTTTTTTCACCTTCTTCTTGTAAGCGGCAGTGCCTTCCTTGGGCTGGAGCGCAAACTTACCTTTCTTGGGCTTGAAGACCTTTGTCAAATGCTTCTTACCCTCTTTCTTCATGCGGTCAAGGGCAGATTGGTGAGCTTGTACACTCTTGATCTGTCCATCCTTGGCATCCAACATGAGATCTTTCGCGCGGAGACCACCTGAGGTTTTCTCAGCAGTTCCGTGGAATACTTCGGCTCGGCTTCCTACTGGTTTCATAGACATCTTTTTATACCTTATACGCGGAATATTTTCTTGACGTTCAATATTGAAATTCTCTTTTTATTTAGGAGCAACGGGCCATTCGACACCTGTGAGTTCCCCGTTTTCATCGAGATCGGGTGAAGACATACCTGGAAGGTCACGGAGGTGTTGGCGGTAATGAAACCATTTCTTACGCGTTTCATCGTTTATTGGATAATCAGGTCTGACGTATTTATCTGTTGTATTGATACGTACATCACGTTCGGTTCGTAGTTTTATCATTGCACCCGCTTTACGTTGTTGTATGGCTTCCATTGCCGCCACTTCTTCGGGGGTGGGATCACCTGCACTACCAGCGATATCCATTTATAGTATGTATTCATTATATTTTCGTAATAGTAACGAATCCAACGAGTGTACTAGTATTACCCCCACGTGTAATAGACACTGATGTGGCACTTGAACTCGCAAATGATCCTCCACCTCCTCCATGTGTTCCACTATAAGGATTTCCGAGGTAATCCGTTTCATCACCACCAGAGTATCCACCTCCACCAGCAGCATAAGCGTTAGCATAATATGAACCCCCACCACCACCAAACCCACCATCAGTACTATTTGTACCACCTTCTCCACCATTCACGAAGGATCTTCCCCAATTTGCGTTCGTACTATTTGAATAAAATGAACCACCTCCACCACCAGCGTTGACACGTCCAATTGATACATAATATGGGTCACCAGCGGTACTCTGACCATCAAGATTACTTAATTGTACACTGGTATAATTTGCACAACCTCCTCCACCGCCGGCAACAAATAGAGGTGTGTTATCACTCAAAGTTACAAAAGTTCCTCCACCACCAGCACCACCACTATTACTACCACCTGTTGCTTTTATAGGTGTTTGTCCTACTAATATTTTTAATATAGTATTCACTTGTAAATAAAACGTTCCTGATACCAATGCACCATAACCACCAGGTGTAGTTTGAGTAATAGGTTCCCCTCCCCGAGAACCCCCCAATGTAAATGTATAATTTGCTGTTTGTGGTACAGTCCATTCCTGAATTCCCTGCGTGACCACATTTAAATAATTTGTATCTGTGCTCCATGATACACCACTATACGCAGTTCTTAATTGTGTGAGTGTTGGTCCTGTACGACCCGTTAAACCAGTATTCGTAAACGTGTGTGATGTAAATGGATAGAGTGATGCAGCAGTTTCAATCGTAAAACTTCGGTCGGTGAATACAGTGCCATCACTGGCTCGAATTGTCACCGGGGTTGAGGTTCCACCGGCAGCACCTGATGTACCACTTATCGTATTCCCGGATAGGGTTAGACCTGATGGCAAGGTTCCAGATACGAGAGAGTATGTTACGGCACTTCCACCGGGATCGGTCGCGGAAAGGGTGATTGTGGTACTCGAAGATGTGGAGAACGATAGAGTTGCCCCATCCGCTGGAGAATTCCACACTGGTGGGTCATTCACAGAGAATGTACTCGTACTATTGCCAGAAAGACTAGCCCCATTTGTCACGACCACTGTGTACGTTCCAGCTGCAAGTGACCCCAAGGTCGCTGTGATGAGTCCAGAGTTTGTAAATGCAACGCTTGAAGTCGAGTATAAGTTGCCACTCTCATTACGAAGTTCGACGGATGCGTTTTGATCGAACAAGGATCCATTGATTGTTAGCACAGTGCCATTTGAGGCTGCTGGTGTGACTGCACTTGGACTTAAAGATGTAATGGTTGGGGGTGACGCGAGAGATCCCCATCCTTTAGGTGTGTACACTTCGAGGTATCCAGTTTGTGAATTATGCCTCAACATTCCATTAACAGGCAACGAGTTTCTCTGTGCTGTCGTACCTGAGGGTACGATAATTGAATCCGATGAGTGTACATGAAGTGTCCCTGCGGGAGATGCCGTACCGATACCAACTCTTCCAGTGGCTGTGTTAGAATACACATTTGCGGAAATGATGTCAAGATTTTCTATGTCCGTTGTTGTGGTAGGCAATAATGTCTCCGCTTCTATCAATGCATCAAATTCAGCTTCCAATTGTGATTGTGTTGGCAAGTGTTGTTGATATTCTGCTGGAACTTCAATCGAATCATATGTGTCTTTAAACTTAAAAGTCGGTGGTAAATTGGCAGCCATCAATTTTTTGATAGCTTTTTCCATTAGCTTGTGACGTCGCAACTCGCTATTCACCATCTAATATATCCGGAGAGAATTATTAAATATGAATACGTAGTTAATCAAGATTTAGGAGTATTTAGTTAGGAGCAACGGGCCATTCGACACCTGTGAGTTCCCCGTTTTCATCGAGATCGGGTGAAGACATGACTGGAAGGTCTCGGAGGTGTTGACGGTAATGAAACCATTTTTTACGTGTTTCGTCATTTATTGGATAATCAGGTGTGGCGTATTTATCTGTCGCGTCTAGAAGCGCGTTACGAGCTTGTCTGAGCTTTTCTTTTGCATCCATTTTACGTTGTTGTTCAGCTTCCACTACCGCCAGTTCTTCGGGGGTAGGTTCATAACCATCACTGGCCAATCCTGTCATATAATATGTAGTTATATTTTTCTTGTATCTATCCGTGTAGGTGGTATGGGTAGTTCTGTGTTTATATTAGAATGTTGTACTTCTCGTAACTTGCTTATATAGTTCGCCCATTTACCTTGTTCTTGTCTGGATAATTGAGACCAATGTGCAATTGCATATTTATCAGCTTCGTCGACGAGTTGATTTATATGTTCATATAATTTGATTTGTTCTTCGTCTATGTTTTGGAACTGACATGTGTGACATATTTCATTTCTATTCATCATATATTATCATAAGTAAAGAGTTATTATATCTTTGTTATCACACAATACCCGTCGCCAGTCCTATACGCAGATGTATTTGATTGATTTGTACCTCCATTATATGAACCAGCACCACCACCATAATTGTTGTTACCATAAGTAGCTCCACCCCCTGTATATCCACCTCCTCCACCTTCACCACCACACCCACCACCACCACCACCACCAAATCCACCGGTGCTATTAGCTTCGTTACCTCCTGCACATGAACCAAATCCTCCGTATAATTTTTCTGAAGATGATACTACTACACTATTATAATTAAGCAAACTATTTTGGAGTCTTATGTCTCGTCCAAAGCAACCATAACTACCACAAGTGGCATTTGACTGTTTCCAGTAAGAACCAACTATACCCTTTGATGCTGAACCATTGCCACTAGAGTCATTTCCTTCAGATAGCCATCCAGCTCCTCCACCGGAGCATGAGTATCTACCATTACCTAACCAAGAACCATGACCAACTCCTACAATCTGTCCTTCTATACTAGTAGGACTATAACTAGCAATACCCGCCGATGTACCACTTTGTCCATCTGCATTAGCCGGAGTACCCGAACTTGAATTTATACCAGCACCACCACCTGCTATAATTAATGGATCATTGGGTGGATCATTAACCCAAACAAATGTTCCACCACCACCACCCGGGTAAGTTCCAGCACCCGGTCCACCTCGTCCCCTTTGTCCAACAGCTATTTTGACAATTGTATTTTTAGATAAAGTAAAAGAACCTATCATCCGTGCACCTTTTCCACCTTGACCTGGACCATTACTTTGATGTGCACCAGCCGCACCAACAGCTTCAATTTGGTATGTCCCATCAACTGGAACAGTCCATTCTTGTATACCATACGTGGTTACATTTAAAAAATTTGTATCTGTGCTCCATGATGCACCACTATACGCAGTTCGTAGTTGTGTGAGTGTTGGACCGATTCGCCCCGTTGCAGTTGCGGGTGTGAACGTATGCGATGTAAATGCATAGAGTGGTGAAACCGTTTCAATCGTAAAACTTCGGTCAGTGAATACAGTGCCATCACTGGCTCGAATTGTCACTTGGGTTGAGGTTCCACCGGCAGCACCTGATGTACCACTTATTGTATTCCCGGATAGGGTCAGACCGGACGGTAGAGTTCCAGATACGAGAGAGTATGTTATAGCACTTCCATCGGGATCGGTCGCAGAAAGGGTGGTCGTGGTACTTGAATTTGTCAAGAATGTTAAAGTTGCCCCATCTGCTGGAGAACTCCACACTGGTGGGTTATTCACAGAGAATGTACTCGTACTATCTACTGAAAGACCAGATCCGTTTGTCGCGATCACTGTGTACGTTCCAACTGCAAGTGACCCCAAGGTTGCAGTGATGAGTCCAGAGTTTGTAAATGCAACGTTTGAAGTCGAGTATAAATTGCCACTCTCATTACGAAGTTCGACGGATGCGTTTTGATCGAACAAGGATCCATTGATTGTTAGCACAGTGCCATTTGAGGCTGCCGGTGACACTGCACTTGGACTGAAAGATGTAATGGTTGGAGGTGACGCAAGAGATCCCCATCCCCCATCCGTGTACACCTCCATATACTCAGTTTCTGTATTGTATCTCAACATTCCATTGACAGGTGTTGAGTTTCTCTGTGCTGTCGTACCACCCGGTAAAACGATAGAATCTGTTGAGTGTACGTGAAGTGTCCCTGCGGGAGATGCTGTACCGATACCAACTCTTCCAGTGGCTGTGTTAGAATACACATTTGCGGAAATGATATCAAGATTTTCTATGTCCGTCGTTGTGGTAGGCATTGCATCTTCTTCGATTATTAATGCATCAAATTCAGCTTCCAATTGTGATTGTGTTGGTAAGTGTTGTTGATATTCTACTGGGACTACGATTGAATTGTATGTATCCTCAAATTTAAATCGGGGTGGTAAATTGGCAGCCATCAATTTCTTGATGGCTTTTTCCATCACTTTATGGCGTCTCAATTTACTGTTTACCATTTATACCTTATACATGGAATATTTTCTTTATATCAAGGATTGAAATTCGGTCCGTCGTTCTCTTTACTGGGATCTGTTTTTCAATTCTTTCGTCATTTAGGACTTTTGAACACACTATGGATTTGTGACCTTGGAGAGCGAGAATCTCCTCCTCTACTGAGATGAATGTATCGGACTCTTTGTAGATCAACTTTTTCACATACACTGGTTTAGTTTGCCCCGTTCGGTGTGCTCTACCAATGGCTTGGAGTTCTGTTGCGGGGTTCCATGATGGACCCGTAATATAAACGCGTGTAGCTTCTTGTAAGTTCAGACCTTGTCCCCCACTTTTTACTTGAATGATAAATACAGCCCCAGGTGGTGCTTTTTTGAAGAGAGTCACTTGGTTGTCTCTCTCTTCCTTGGCGACTGATCCATCAATTCTAAAAGTGGGACATTCCAAGTTCTTTTGGATATAGTCCATCTCCCCCCTGAATTGACAGAAAATGAGGGTCTTTTCATCTGGGTGAGAGTTAATCATACGAAAAAGAGTCTCCATCTTATTTGATCGACCTATCCATTCTTCTGGTTGCGTACCATTCTGTTTCGCAATCCCATCCAAGTACATCTGCGGAAAAATCATCGTCTGTCGCGCACGGAGGAGACACTCGAGAATTACCATGTTTTTGGCGTTGAGGTTGATGGCATGTTTGAACGCATCCCTAATTGTATCTTGGGCATCCCGGAATACAAACTCATACAGTTGTCTCTCATCGGGGAACATCTCAAGTTCAACATTTTCAAAGTGACATGGTGGAAGTTCCAATCGTGTATTAATCTTTGCCAGGTCATCTTTCGTACGACGAAGAATATAGATATCTTGGATCTTGTTGGTCATGCCTTGAACGAGGGACTTCTCAATACCAAGGAATGCACAAAGTGAAACAAAGTCATTCATAGAGTTGAACACAGGAGTGCCAGTCACAATCCACTTAATATCAGTCTTGAGACGACACACACTCTTGAAGAGTCTTGATGACTTGTTCCGAATTTCATGAGCTTCATCAAGTATAACCCGATCCCATGTATATGCGTGGATTGGTGTATCTTCGGGAGTTGAGAGGAGTGAGTAGGGCATTATAACGATGTCCGCCTCTTTGAGACGTCTCTTTGGTCCATCAAAGACATGAACAGACAGTTGAGGGGCAAACTTCTTGATTTCACTTGCCCACTGTGTAATAATACTCTTGGGTACGACGATGAGAGTACTCTTTTGGGGATTTCCAAGCATTGTAGCAATCAATTGCGCACTTTTGCCAAGTCCCATTTCATCACAAAGGAAGCCTCCCTTTGGTCCAGATGTTTGGTTTTCCATGGTAAGCATCCAAAGGACACCTTCGCGTTGGTAGGGGGCGAATAGCCTACCATTGAAATTGTCCTTTGCACGGTTATATTGTTCCTCAATCTTCATGGTTTTGGTTTGATTTTTACATAGGGATGATACACTTAGGTGGTTAAGAAGAGAATAAGCTTACTATAATAGAAAGAATTCAATCTTCAATATACACATCCTCATCGGAAAGTTGTTGAACTTCACATACGGGTGGGGGCACCTCTTTCTTTTTACGAGTCTTCTTCTCCTTGGGCATAGGCAACTCATCTAAATGCTCTCGGTAGTATAGAACTTTATCCCAGAACTCTTTCATGACTGGGAGGTAGGTCTTGAACCATTCACGATCCCGTTTGACATTTACAACTACAAACTCCTCTGGACGTGGCCAATTTGTCTCAGCGGGCTTGTATTGAATGAAATCTGCTTCTTCTAAGTCTAAAATCTCCATACACAATTGTAGCTGAGGGAGGTAATGCTCCGGTACACACG